AAAAGCGAGCAAGAGATCTTCTCGCAGAAGAAGAAGTTCAAAAGCGAGCAAGAGATCTTCTCGTAAAAGAAGAGCAAGTTCTTCGAAAAAGAGAAGAAGTTCGAAAGCACGTAAGAGGTCTTCTCGTAAGGCTTCAAAAAAAACCGCGAGAGATAGAGTGAGAAATATATTTGCGAAGATGTCGGCATCATCTTTCTAAAATGAATTTGATTTTAATTTAATTAAATAAATTAAAATGGGTATTAAAAATTTGAATAAATTTCTTAAAAAGCATTGCCCAAACGTATTTGTAGAAAGCGATTTGAGTAATTACGCATATAAAAAAATTGCGATAGATATCAGTTTATATATCTATAAATATAAAGCAATATTTCGAGAGAGATGGTTGGATGCTTTTATTAATCTCGTGTGTTGCCTTAGGAGGAATAATATTCATTGTGTGTTTATATATGACGGACAAGCACCTAAAGAGAAAGATAATGAGAAAAAATTGAGGCAAGAATCGAGAGATAAGTTAGATTTAAAAATAAATACTGTTAGGGATGCGATAAATAAATATCATGAAAGTAAAGAAGTCGGTAAAATATTGATTGATATTTGCAATAAGAAAAGTGGTAATAAAGTAAAAAGTTTGTTAAGACTCGAAGATCTATTTAATATACAGATTTGTGAAAGGTATTTAAATAAGATTGAAGGTCAATCTATTCATTTAAGTCCTGATGATTTTCAGAATACTAAAACGTTATTTGATATTTTAGGGGTACCTTATTTTACGTCTAAGGTTGAGGGAGAAACCATGTGTGCAAATCTCGCCTTAAATGGTAAAGTGGATGGGGTATTATCGGATGATACAGATGTCTTAGCGTATGGAACTAAATTATTTTTAACTGGAATAAATACTACAAAAAACTCCTGTATAGAGATTCAAATTGACAATATTTTGGATCAAATAAATTGTAGTTATGAACAATTCAGAGATTTGTGTATAATGTGCGGTACTGATTATAATTCCAATATCCCTAAAATCGGGCCTGAAAATGCTTATAAATTACTAATGGCGTATTCTAGTCTTGAGAATATTGAGAGTAATACAAAATATAATACTAATATTCTTAACTATAAAAGGGGGAGAGAATTATTTTCAAATGATAAAAGTGTTAACGTACATATACCATATTGTAAAGATCCTGATTTTAATAAATTACAGGGTTTTCTAATTGTAAATAATTGCAGAATAAGTTTAAATAAGATCAAGGAGGAATTTCAAACTCAAGAAATTACATTTTCATAATAAAATTTACAGTAATAAATGTCAACAAAAAAGAAAAGAGTACGATTATTCTTATTGGGTTGTATAGGAGTGAGATTATCCTTAGTATTTATAGCAAAATATGTTCCTAATAATGTTTTGCCATATTTAGGGGGATTAGCGTTAATACCGTCGATTGGATTTTTTACTATATATTTAACAAATTCAAGAAAGACTGGTCCTGAAGTTTTTGGGGGAAAAATATGGTGGAATAGATTAAGACCAGTTCATGGATTATTATATTTAATATTTGCAATATTCGCTTTCAAAGAAGACGGTGATGCGTGGATTATTCTGTTAATAGATGTTTTAATAGGATTATCGGCTTTCCTGATACACCATTCAACTGGTATAAATTTTTAATATATTTATAATTATATTAAAAATTATCATATTTTGATCTTAAACCTTCTTTCGACGAACAACACGTTTCTTAATCATTTTCTTAGGTTTTGGTTCAGATTTCTTTTGTGGACTGGGTTCTGACTTATCACTCAGACTCCCGCTTTCACTTTCACTGTCACTTTCACTCTTTTCAGAACTCTTTTCAGAACTCTTATCAGAACTCTTTTCAGAACTCTTATTCTGAATAGTTTCATGGACCTTGGAAGATGTTGGTCTAGACAACAGTTTTTTCATACCTTGATCCAGGCGGCGTACAACGGCCTCATAAAGCTTTACTTGAAGAGAAATCTTATTTCCAATAAAAATTGATTCGATCTTGATGGCACCTTCAGCGAAACAGTACTTTCCAAAAAGTGACATTGGGTCAACATCACTATTATCATTAGAATCAGAAAATAAAGTCAAAATCTTATCAGACTTTTTAGAGTAAATAAGTTTCGCATAAAGAGTTGGGCCAATACCTTCGACAACCTTACCCTTTTCCTTTTTCCAATAAAGAGGGTTAAATCTCTTAAGATCTGAATCTTCCAATTCGTATCGTTCAATTTCGTCTCGATTTTCAAGCAAATAGTTTCGACACTTGTCTACGACATCATTAAAAGTGTCTGAGAAAAGTTTCTCATCTTCAGTTGCGCCATTTTTGCTCCAAAGACATAAAGGCATAGTATAACCGTTCACTTTTCCAGAATTCATATCTTTATTTTCTTGAACACCAAAACTAAATACTTCGGTGGTGGGAAGAATCAAATCTCCGACAGAGCCGTCTGGATTTTTAACAGAAATTCTCACTCTTTTATAATTAATTTGGGGTGTGCTACCGGGAATTGTGCCATTTTCGACTTTGGAAAAAATAATTCGGTTTTTAGCGTTGAAGCCCTTGGGCTGTGATAGTTGTGTTGTTTGCATAATTTTAATATTAAATTAAATAAATTATCTAAATTCAATTTTAAATAAATTGAATTTAATAGAGATAAATAGGTGTTAAGATAATAATGGAAAAGATAGATATTATAAAAGATATTATATTAGAAGCTAAATATTTGAATAATAATATTCGAGAAAATATTATCGAACAAATTAAAAAATTGAAAGATTTGTGTACTGAAGAATACGGGTATATAATTGATATAAATGATAATATAAATATAATAACAAATAAAATATTAGACAATACGGGTGATATTTTATTTAAGATAAAATTTGAGGCAGAAGTGTTAAAACCTGTTATTGGGATGGAATTAGAGGCAAGAATTAATATGATATTTAATCATGGGATATTTTGCCAATATTTAAATTTGCCTATTTTAATACCTTATACAAAATTATCTGAATATGAATATATTGATAAAAAATTTAAAAAAGGTGAAAACGAACTTCAAATTGGGGATAATATAATTGTTAAAATTACCGATATTAGATATCATAATAAAAATATAAATTGCATTGCCAGTTTAAAAATATGATGTAATAATACAAATGTCTTTAAAGGAAAAATTATTGGTACAATTTAAGGGACAATTGATATATTTTATAGATGAATTGATTGAACAGTTTCCAGAAGAGAGTGATTTTATTATTATAAGAATTCTAATCAAAGATCAGATGAATATTGAAGATATTATAGAAAAATTTATAGCAGATATTTTGCCAAATAAACAAGATATTAAAGATAGAAAAAATTCTTTTTTTATCGAGAATAAATTTCTTGAAACTAGAAATGGGTCTTTATTTAAGACTATATGGGAATCTGAAAATCTTGATGAAGATGACAAGAAAATAATTTGGAAATGGATGGATTTATTTGTATGTATTGCTCAAAAATACAATAAATTAAATATATAAATTATAATGATTATTATCTTCTTTCACAGTATTTAATAAGTTTTTCTTCATTTTTTCAATACCGTTAATAATATCGATTTTTGTTATAATATAACGATGTCTTCTATCTAGACCGAATATTCTTTTAGAATGTTCTAATTTAGTTTTCGCTAATAAAATTTCAATATTTCCCGGAGATTTTTTAAATATATCATTATTCTTATCTATTATAGTTATTAAATTGTTGTTATCTATTAATATAAACCATCCTATATCTTTAATCATTTGAATAAAAATATCGGCTAAATCTTTTGGTGTATAATCAGATATTCTATGAATCCATTGAAATCGTCTTTCCAACCCTTTATTAATGGAGAAGAAGCAATTTTTAACTTCTTCTTCATATCCCGCGATAATACAACAAAAATTATCTTTTTTTGCTGATAGATACTCATTCAAAGTATCTATAGCTTCTTTCGAAAATGAGTCAGATTCTTTATGCTGCGAGCCAAATGAATATATTTCATCTATAAATAGAACCCCGCCATAGCAAGAATCCAAAAGGGCTTTAGTTTTAATCGCTGTCTGGCCTACATACCCCGCTACAAAATCATCTCGGGTTACTTTTTTAAAAATATTATTTCCACTTAGTATATTCATATTTGAATAAAGTTCTCCTAAAATTTTAGCCAATGTTGTATTGTGAGTAATTGTACCATCTTCAAGCATAAAGCGTTTATTCCCATCTAAAACAAATCCGTAATAATTATTTACGTTTAATTTTTCTATAGTAATATTAGACAATTTATTTTCAATATTTAACGAATAATCAATAAATTTGATATCCTCTTTAAATTTTAAAGAGTTCACAGATTCTGTTAGTCCGTGCAATAAATTTAGCCGAATTATTTTAGAATTAAATTTATATATTTCAGGTAAATATTTATCTTTCTTATCAAAACCATATTTTTTGATAAAATCTTCCCATGGTTTACCTTTAATTTTATAAACACAGTTTTGGGATGGTACTATATTTAAATCACTGCTCTTCAGTTTAGTATAAAGATTGTATAAAATATTAATATCGGTAATGTCTATACTATTTATATCTTCGGAAGTAGACCCTAACCATAACCCAAGTAAATAGGGATTAATTTCGACATTTTTCTTAGGATAAATTATGTTCTTTTTAAAACCTTTATATTTTTTCTTGTTAGAAAGTTTTAGGTAGTCATATATAGGAATATCTATAATTTCATTGTTAGGATTAATTAATGTAAGAATATGATATTCATTTATTATATAATCCATTCCATTGCTTTGCTTTACTTTATATAATTGACCGGTATCTTTAGTGATCGACAATACAATTCTTGGTGTCGAATCATCTCCCATAATTAAATCGCCTTTTACAATATTTTGCACTTGTTTAATTTTAGAATTGAACATACGTATAGGGGTATTATATCCAAGACATTTGCCACACCCTGGGGGTCCTAATATTAGTGTATGTAAATAATCGGAATTTTTAACGTTTAATTTTTGTAAATAATAAAGAAGTTGAAGAAATATTGTTTGTTTAGTGTTCTCCATTCCTATAATATTATCTAATTTCTTAAGACTAGGGTTAATTTTATTTAATAATACTAAATCAATATTATCATAATTTCTTGATCTCTCCGAAATCTTTATTAAAGATTTCAGGTCCTTAATCTGATCTTTCATCAAATAATTCTGGTGTTTTTTGCGCTTTTTGCGCTTTTTTCTTACTGGTTTCATTCTTTTATTATAATAAATAAATTTATTATAATAGTATTTTTACAAGTCATGGGCTCTCTTTCTATAACTTATATCGATATTATAACGGTTATGCAGGCTAAATTGAATTATCTTAATAATAATATAATTTTAATGATAATGACAAACAGAAATAATAACGAAATGAATATTAAAATCTATCTAAATCTTAATAATATTATCAACTTGATAATACTAATCCCTTTTATAATTTTATTTATAAAATTTTTCATACAATATATGATATTTTTAGATTACGCATTTAGAATTTTGGATGAAGGTTTTCGAATGTTTTTTACGTATTGTATTCTTCCTTATATAACTTAAGCGGAATTTTGGCGAGAATGAAAAAAATCTAAACGGTATTATTAATCCAATGATATTTATTTTCATTTTTTATTAAAAAATTATTTTATAATAAATGGCAAAATCTCTTGGAATATATTTCTTTGTATTATATATAAGTACTTATTTTATCGGAAGCGCAATATTAATGGCAACTTGGAATTACACTGTACCAAGAATTGCTAAATCATATGATAAATCATATGATTATGATAATAAATTTGAACCTATAAATTACTCAACAGCATTAGTCTTTATGATATTATTAAATATCGTGTTCGGTTCTATTAATTGCTGTGCTATGTGATTCTATCATTGAAATTGCGAAATGGTGCGTCCATTCTTTAGCGGTTCTGAAATATTCCTTCGAGTTATATTTATATAATTCTGCAACATCTAACGACAAAGGATCATCTAGATTAGGATCATTCAACATTGATATTAAAGATAATATTAAACTTGATATTGTTAGAACAGGACTCCAAGATTCTTTTAATAAATCCATACAAATCTCTCCAGTATAACTAATATTTGGGTGGAAAATTTTTGTTACAAAAGTAATAGTAGGGGGCTTGAAAGGATAATTTTCAGGTAATATAATATCTAAATGAAATAACCCACCCTCATAAGGAGTGTTTTCAGGTCCCATAATTACAGCAATCCAATTTATCATGCTATCACCTACTTGTTTTACTCTAAAATATTTAGATGTGTCAGTATTTAATTCTTTAAGTTCGCTTTGAAGTCTTTTTAATCTCATTTAATTTATAAATTGATATATTTATAAATTAAATTTTATAATATAAAATGTCTGAATTACTTAATGAAAATAAAAATCGGTTTTGTCTTTTCCCGATTAAACATGATAAGATCTGGAAAAGATATAAAATACATGAAAATGCGTTTTGGACTGCTGGTGAGATTGATTTTGCAGCCGATAAAAAAGATTGGGATAAATTAACTAAAGATGAACAATATTTTATAGAAAATATTTTGGCATTTTTTGCAGGCAGTGATGGTATAGTTTTGGAAAATATTGTAACTAATTTTTGCACAGAGGTTCAATTACCCGAAGCAAGATTTTTCTATACTTTTCAGGCCATGATGGAAAATGTTCATTCAGAAGTTTATTCTCTTCTTATTGATACCTATATTCAAGACCCTGAAAAAAAATTACATCTATTTAATGCGATAGAAACCATACCTGCAATCTCTAAAAAGGCCAATTGGGCTCTGAAATGGATCTCGAATAATAAGTCCTTCAAACATCGCTTAATCGCTTTTGCGGTTGTTGAAGGGGTGTTTTTCAGTGGGAGTTTTTGTGCGATTTTTTGGTTAAAACAGAGAGGTATTATGACTAAAGCGTTGGGAAAAAGCAATGAATTGATAGCGCGCGATGAAGGTCTTCACTGTGATTTTGCAATATTATTATATAATGATTACATAGATGATAAATTATCACAAGAAGAAATTGAGGAAATCTTCAGAGAAGCCGTTGAAATTGAGGAAGAATTTATTTGCGAATCTCTTCCTTGTAAATTAATTGGGATGAATAGTACTCTAATGAGACAATATATTAAATTTGTCGCTGATCGCTTAATTACTCAATTAGGCTACGAAAAAATCTATAATTGCAAAAATCCCTTCAATTTTATGGATTTGACTAGTCTTGATGGTAAAACCAATTTCTTCGAAGAAAGAGTTACTGAATATACATTAGCATCTCAGTCACGTGGAGATGTTAAATTAAATATAAGTAATCTAGAAAATGATGACTTCTAAATAAAATGACTATCATATTACATGGAATGTGTTACAGTGGTAAAAGCACCTTAGGTAAGATATTGGCTGATAGATTGAGTATACCTTTTCTTGATTCAAGAGATTTATTTTTAAGAGAACATGGGAAAAGTGAAATAGAATTTTTAAGTAAACATGGAAGAGATTTATTCATTGAAGCCGAGAAAAAATCTTTGAATCAAACTTTCGGTAATATCGTACTGTCAGTAGGGGGGTCTGCTATTTACTACCCGGAACAAATGGGAAATTTATCAAAATATATTATTATTTGGTTAGATGTTTCGTACGATTTAATCAAAAAAAGAAAATCTAAAGAAGGTAACGACCGACCTATAGTCTATCCTGACGGTATTAAAACCTTTGAAAAATTATACGACCAAAGAGTTAAATTATATCCTAAATATACTAGTCATAGAATAATTGTAAATGAGGAAGAATCGCCTGGGGAAACTATAAATAAAATTCTAAGAGTAATATCTAATTAAATGTTATCAATTTTCATTTTATTATATTAATATATAATAAAAATGGTTAAAGAAATATTATATAGAGTTATTAATTGCGCTATTCACAAAAAACGTTTGGAAACCTTCGAAAAACTCGCAGGAAAAGCCGGTTTAGGAAAGGTACCAAGAGTTGCGTGTATTAACGGTAAAAAATATACTGAAAAGAAATTATGTAAAATGATAGAAGATAAAATCGTTTCACCTAAAGCAGACTTAACACCGATTGAAATCGCAATTGCTTTAAGTCATAAAAAATGTTGGAAACAATTAATCAAATCAAAATATGCAAAATACATGGTAGTATTTGAAGATGATTGTAGATTAAACAAAAATTTTTCTGAAAAATTAAATGAGTTAATGAATGCAGATTTAGGTTTCGATATTTTATATCTTTTTAATGGGAATTGGATGAGAAGTCTGTCAAGAAGAAAAAAAGTAGCGAAAGTTGGAGATTTGAAAGTCTACAAAGAGACTGTGGAATATAATCCGAGCGGTTCTTGTTATGTAATATCTAAAAAATGGGCTCGAGAATTAACCAACAAAATATGCCCTATTAAAATACCGGTTGATATTTTTATAGGATCTGTTAGAGTTAAATCAGCCAAACATTACACATTAAATAATACTCATGCAAAAAATGATCCACCTGAATGTTGGACTGTAAGCCCTTTATTAAATGTACCATGCGGGGGTGGAGATGAATCTACACAAGATTATGAAGCAAAAAAAATTAAAAAAATAAAATGTAAATAATATCGTATTCAATCGGTTTAATATAACCAATAATCTTTTCTGTCATTCTAATAATATATCCATTAAAATTTTAAAATCTTGAAATAATATAAATGATGTTTTTCAAAAAAAAAAATAAAATTGAGAATTGCGGAAGAACTAGTAAACGTTTTTCCACTATTGAAAATGAACTCAAACATGTTTTAAATACGTGTCTCATGCCTCAATATAGACTAATTAAAATCGAACAAGAAATCGGAGAAGGGTCTTATGGCAAAGTTTATAAAGTATTTATTAAAGGTAAGAATACTTATCTTAAAGTAGCCGTTAAATACTTAGGTAAAAATACAAAAAATCAAATGATAGAAGAATTTAATAATTCTTTACAAATGGATAAAAATAATTTAGGACCTAAAATTTATAAAGTATTTTTGTATAAAAATTACTTAAATGTTTATAAGGGTGTAATAGTCATGGAATATATGAGTTTAGATGCTTTAAATGCTCTAGATTCAAAACTGTCAGTTAAGCAAAAAAAATTAATAATATATGAAATGTTAGTACTTATTCATAAAAGTGCAAAGATTGCTATTAAGAATAAAGGGAAGTTCTGTTTTGATATTAAACTTATGAATTTTGTTGTTAATATTCGTAAGGGTGTGGTTACTAAGGTTCGAATGATAGATTTTGATTCGGATTGGTGCATTCCTGAATTAAAATCTATTAAAAATCTTAGAAAATATGCTAAGAAGTCTAAGAATCCGTTGGTTAGATCTATTTCTCAAGAAAAAGAAGTATTTTTAATATTATTATTAACTATGATAGGCTCATTGGCATTATTTTGGGAAATCTTAGATGTCATATCAAAATCAGCAAGGAGAAAAATAGAAAATAAGGCTGTATTAGGAGCTATTTTACCTCATATTCAAACTTTATGTAGAGATCCTAGATTAAGAATGGGAATCTCAATAATATTACAGAAAGAGATAAACATATTAAATCAAATTATGAATTATTCTGTAAAATTCCAGTTTAAAGACTTAGCGCAGCCTTCAAAATCTCGGCACTATGCGCGGGTAAAAAAATATTTACCTAATTGGAGAAAATTAAGTATGAAAGAACGGATTAGAGATATCATAGAAATAATAATCGGGAATTTATGTGATTGGGGTCGAAGGCATGATACGTTTGTATGATTGGGATATGAAAACATACTATTTTTCATTTTGAATTCTTTCTTCTTCATATTTCTGACTTTCTTGATAAATTACTATAGATAATGCTATATATGTTATCATAGCTATAACAGAACCCCCGACTGATAACCATCCATGAGATTCTTTACGAGCCACACACACCTGATTAGGAATTCTTAATAACATCATAACAGATAAACTCAAGGGTAAGGAATAACTCAATGCTTTCTGCGTCTTAACATGATAAAATTGATAACCGGTCCCTATTAATGCCGCTAATATCGCTAAAATATGGAATATTCCAGTAATCTTCATAACTTTGGGAGAACAATGGGTAGTCATTTTATAAATTATAATATAATTTATAAAATTTATAAAATACTTCAAAAATCTTCATTAGGATCGGTTTTTTCATGATATGCTATATATGTAAAATATATTGTTAAACCGGTAATAACTAAAGACGATCCCACCATGAAATATTTCTCTGAACTATTCTTTCTATATAATATCCATGATATTGTGTTTATAATCATATAGACCGTACTTGCTACAAATATTGCCCCTAAAGTCTCATTGCTACTATTATTGCATAATGCCACAATTCCAGCAACTCCTAACCCCAAATTCGCACCAACCCCGTCCAACTCGAAATATTTAGCCTTTCCGAAGAAGAAAACATGTCTAATTGCCGCCAAAAATGATAATGGTACAATTCCGATAGCCATAAACTCTTTTAAAGATTTCGTGTATTTTTTTTCACCTAAGCTGTAAAAAGCGGTGTAACTTGCAGCTAAAAATGGTGCGGTTATCTCAATTATTCTTAGGATATATTCATAATTAGAAGGATATGAAAAATAAGAATGTATTTTTCCCATTTATATTTATATAATATAAATGATAATTTTAATAATA